AAGATAGCTGTATCAACTAAAAAATCATCTCAAATATTATCTCAACAAGCTACAGCAGCAGTATTTAAAGATTTGCCTTTTGGTGTTAGAGGTGGACAGATAGGACCCGCTACTCCTTTAACTCGTGCAGAGAAAATGGGTTTTGGTAGGAGGGCATCACCTAGCGGGCCGTTTGCAATGCAAGGTGGTGCAATGGGCAGGCTTAAAGGTGGTGTTGGTAGTGCATTAATTGGTGGAGGTTTTCCTGCATTATTTGGAGCAGGTGGCTTAAGTTCTATTCTTGGTGGTGCAGCTGGTGGTATTGGAGGAGCACTCGCACCAGGTGGTGGTTTTGCTGCTTCTATTTTTGCTACTGCGATTGCTGCTGAAATTGAAAAGATAAGAAACTTTAGAAAAGCAGTAAGAACTTTAAATGAGGATCTTAAAAATGCAGGAACCGTTACTCAATTTACAAGAAAAGAAATTAGAGGATTAGGAAAAGATTTAGATATTACGAAAGAAGAAGCTGTTGAGTTGCTTGCAAGTTTTAGTAAATTTGCAGACGTAGGTGGATTAGATTTAGCAAGACTATTTGGAAGTAGAGATTTATTTGATGCGACTATTGGTCTTGATGACTTTTCGAGCACTCTTACAAGAATCCAACAATTAAGTGAAGAACTAACTTTAGGAACAGAATTTGAAGCATATAAAATTTTAGCTAATGATGGTGCTGAAGCAGCGAATGATTTTATAGTTAATTCTTTATTAGCAACAAAACAAGCAGATGTATTTACAGAAAGGTTTGAACAAAGTTTAAAAAGTGTAAAAAGATTTTTTGAAGGAGGAGCAGGCATTGCAAGTCAGCTTAATGATATTACAGCTTTTGGCAATAAAGATTTTAATAAAGTTATAAAGCAAATAATGGCTGACAATGAAGAAATACAAAAAATATTAAAAGACGAAAGTAAACCCTTAGTAGATAGATTGAAGGAAGTTGATAAGGTTCTCTTCCCAATACTTACCAATACAAAACAATTAAAAAATGCTTTAAGTAAGTTACCTCCTGAATTTGATTTAAGTGTTGAAGGAGCGAAGAAACTCGTTGATGAACTTAGTAAGAATATAGAAAATTTACAGTTTCTTGAAGAATTTAATGCTCCTAAAGAAGAATTTGAAAAACTTATGAATCCAATGAGAACAGTTTTAGATTTAAGTAAAGAAATCAAACTAGGATTTGAAGATTCTTTCAAAGGAATTATCAAAGGAACTATGAGTGTATCTGATGCGTTTAGAAGTATGTTAAATAGAATTGGAGATTACTTCTTGGATCTTGCTGCTCAATTAGTTGCTTTACAAATACAAAGAGGTTTTCTGGGTTTATTTAGCAATATGTTCACTGGTCCGATAAATGATGTACAGCAAACTGTTATGGCAGCAGCTAATGGCGGGCCTGTTGGGCAGAGAAAACCTTATTTAGTTGGAGAACAAGGGCCAGAATTGTTTGTGCCTAATCAATCAGGAAATATTATCCCAAACCACGATTTAGCAGGTATTGGAGGAGGGAGTACAAATATTGTTGTAAATGTAGATGCTTCTGGAACTAATGTACAAGGTGACGAAGATCAAGGTAAAGAGCTTGGTCGTCTTATATCAGTTGCAGTACAATCTGAAATAATACAACAACAAAGGCCAGGAGGATTACTTGCATAATGGCTACTTTTCCCTCAATAAAACCTAAATATGGTCAGCAGAAAAGATCGGCACCTTTTACTCGCACTATCCGCTTTGCTGATGGTTATGAACATAGAATTTTATTTGGTTTAGCACAACATCAAAACCCAAAGGTTTTTAACCTTACTTATGAAGTCTCGGAAACGCAAGCAGATGAAATAGAAACCTTCCTTGATGCTAGAGCAAATGATAATGATAGCTTTGATCTGCCTGTTGATTATTTACCTGGTGAAGATACTTCTAAATTTAAGTTTGTTTGCGAGGCATGGAGTAAGTCGATACCATTTAAAAATAGAGCTACTATTCAAGCGACTTTTAGACAAGTATTTGAACCTTAAAGATGTCAGTAAATTCAGCAGTATTTAGTGACCTACAATCAATAAATCCTTCAGCGATTATTGAACTATTTACACTTCAATTAGACACTGCCTTACATGGTGCGAATACAATCTATAGATTTCATGCGGGTAGTAATTTAGATGCAAACGGCAAAATAGTATGGGCTGGTAATGATTATCTTAGATTTCCTATACAAGCATCAGGTTTTGCTTTTCAAAAAGGCCAGTTGCCAAGACCAAAAATAACTATAAGCAATGCTACAGGATTAATTTCATCAATACTTCTATCTGTCAATGAAACAACTGCTGGTAATGATCTTACAGGAGCTACAGTAACTAGAATTAGAACTTTGGCGAAGTTTCTTGATCATGTTAATTTTGCTCCTGTTTCTGTGACCACAGGAACTACGACTCAAACTATAGTTGATCCTTCAGATGTAGAATCTGTAACTTATACAGTAACAGTTGTGCAAGATAGTAATGGAGTTAATGTTTTTGCTATAAATGGAACGCAAAGACCTGTGTTAACTATGAAAAGAGGATCTACATATATTTTTGATCAATCTCATAGTTCTAATTCTGGACACCCTTTAGCAATACGCTCTGATTCAACAGGAGATCAAAATATAAGTACTGTTGGATATGCTGGAAGTTCAGGAGCAGCTATAACTTATCAACCCACTTATCCATCTGCACCGAACGACTTAAGGTATTACTGTACCGTTCATGGCAATGCGATGGGTAATACGATAACAATGAATAATCCAAATACTATAACTCAAACCGTAGATGTTCAAGAGGATCAACAAACAAATCCTTTTGGTAATCCTGACCCTAACGCTGAATTTCCAAGAGAAATATATTCAATAGATCGAAAAGCTACCGAGACAAGAGATGTTGTTGAATTTGAGCTTGCTGCTCCTACAGATTTAGCAGGTGTAAGGATACCTAAACGTCAATGCACTAGAACCATATTCCCTTCTATTGGTACGTTTGTTCAATGACTTGGAAATATAAAGCACTGCTTCATGCACAACGAGAAGATCCAAAAGAATCTTGTGGTCTATTGCTGAACATAAAAGGCAAAGAGAGATATTATCCTTGTCGTAATCTCTCTATGACAGAACATCAGTGTTTTATTATCGACCCAGAAGATTATATAAAAGCAGATAATACTGGTGAAATAGTTGGAGTAGTTCATAGTCACCCTATAACACCTCCTACTCCTAGTCAGGCAGATAAAATTGGTTGTGAAGATAGCAACTTACCGTGGTATATAGTAAATCCAAAGACGGAACAGTGGGCATATTTAGAACCATGCGGATATAAACCACCGTTGTTGGGTCGTCAATGGGTTTGGGGTATAACTGATTGTTGGAGTTTAATTAGAGATTGGTATAAAGAAGAAAAGAATATTGAACTTAGAGATTGGAAAAGACCCACAACATTAGAGGAATTTAATAAAAAACCCTTGTTTGAGGACTGTGCTTGGAGAACTAATTTTAGAGAACTTAGACCCGATGAAAAATTACAAGATGGAGATGTTTTACTTATGAGTATTTTGTGTCCGACCTTAAATCATGTAGCATTATTTTTTGAAGGAGATGTTATTCATCATTTAACCGATAGACTATCTTGTAGAGAGGCTTACTCTGAATGGCTGTTAAAATGTACAGGAAAGAGGTATCGCTATGCTTCGTAAATTAAAGCTATACGGACAATTAGCAGAATTTATTGGGCATAAGGAGTTCGAGATAAATGTTCATAATGTTTCACAGGCAGTAAGTTTTTTAATACATAATTTTCCAGAAGTAGAGCATTTTATGAGTCCTAAATATTATCAAGTAAAAGTTGGTAATTATGAGATTGATAAGAATGAATTAGCATATCCAATAGGACAAGAAGATATACATTTTATTCCAGCTATAAGTGGTGCAGGTAGAGGTTTTGGAAAGATATTATTAGGTGCTGCTTTGATTGCAGGTGCTTTCTTTTTGCCAGGTTCACAAGCGGTATCATTTAGTTTAAAATCTGGACTTACAGGAGGTTTTATAGGAAAAAGTATGGTTTATGTAGGTGCAAGTTTAGTTTTATCAGGTGTTTCTGATTTATTGTTTCCAATACCAGAACCGCAAAAGTTTAGTTCAGAAGAAGATCCACAACTATCTTTTAACTTCAGTGGAGTGCAAAATACATCAAGAGCAGGTACTCCCGTTCCAATAGTTTATGGTGAAATAATTACAGGAAGTGTTGTAATAAGTGCAGCGATTGACACTAATCAGGTGGAAGCATGACAGACGAAACTAAACTTATTAGAGGATCTGGAGGACCACCTCCACCACCCCCACCTCCATATCGTGCTCCTGATACTTTACATAGTAGGAGTTTTGCTACTGTTCAAGATTTAATTTCTGAAGGAGAAATAGAGGGTTTTGCTACTCCATCAAGAGAGGGAATTTCAAAAGGAGCTATAGAGTATCACCACGGATCATTAAAAGATGTTTTTCTTGACGATACTCCGATACTAAATTCAAATGCTTCAAATACGAGTCCCGCTAGTAACGATTTTAATTTTCAAGATGTAACTTTTAAATCTAAGTTTGGAACGTCAAACCAATCTGCAATGAGCGGTATTCCTGCTGAAAGCAGATCACCCACTGGTGTTGCTGTTACTGTAACTACTTCTGCTCCTGTTACTAGACAGATAACAAACACAGATGTAGATGCTGTAATTGTTACTTTAACTTGGCCTCAAATACAAATATTTGAAGATGATGGAGATATTAGAGGAGATACAGTATCTTATAAAATACAAATTCAACATGATTCTGGTGGTTTTGTAGATAAGGTAGTTTCTTCTGTTAGCGGTAGAACTGCTGATTCTTATGCTAGAGATCACAGAATACAATTAACGAGTGGTTTTACCACAGTAGATGTAAGAGTTGTTCGTGTTACAGCAGACAGCACGGATACACAGAAAATAAATTCTTTTCAGTTTACTAGCTTTCAAGAAGTTATAGATAACAATTCAACCTATGCCAACAGTGCTTATGTTGCTCTTCGCTTAGATAGTAAACAGTTTAATCGTATTCCTACAAGAAAATATCGTATTAGGGGAGTAAAAGTAAGAATCCCTGGTGCAGGTGCAGGTGGATCTGGCACACCTACTGTTGATATGCAAACTGGCAGAATAGTTTATCCAGACGGCTACATATTCAACGGAGTTATGGGTGCTGCTGTTTACACTAATTGCCCTGCAATGTGTTTACTTGATTTGCTTACAAATACTAGATATGGCCTCGGAGATCACGTTACAGATAGTAATTTAGATTTATTTAGTTTTGTAGCTGCTAGTAAATATGCAAACACATTGGTAGATGATGGAACAGGATCAGGAACTCAAGAAGCTAGATTTAGCTGTAATGTAAACATTCAAAGTCCCAAAGAAGCATTTGCAGCCATAAATGATCTAGCAGGTGTTATGAGATGTATGCCAATATGGTCTGCTGGATCTATAACCATATCTCAAGATAAACCTTTATCAGCAAGTTATTTATTTAATTTAGCCAATGTAGGTGAAGCAGGATTTACTTATCAAGGTAGTAGTTTAAAACAACGTCATTCTGTTGTTTCTGTTAGTTACTTCAACATGGATTCAAAAGAAGTAGATTTTGAAGTAGTAGAAGATGCAACAGCAATAACGAAACTTGGAACGATCATAAAACAAGTAAAAGCATTTGCCTGTACTTCTCGTAATCAAGCTGCCAGATTAGGT